GTTACGTTAGAATCAGATATACTTGTCAAAGCTGCTGGTGTAAATGGAGCACCAAAGCTTGCCCATGACAATTGCCCAGCTCCGTTTGTCACTAATGCTTGGTTTGCTGTGCCATCAACTTGGGGCCAATTCAATCCATCAAGAACAATACTGCCTACAGTGTTAGGTGTAATGACAATGTTGCCTCCCACGTCAGTGGAAGTGATTGAGTTGCCATTGATATTGATATTGTCAACTTGCAACTCAGATAAGTTGTAAAGCTTATCGGAAGTGTCAAGAGAAGCATTTGTGCTTTGCACCCAGTAAGTACCGTCACTTCTTAAAATTTTATTTGCAGGGGTTGCAGAAGGCAATAACGTAATGTCGATTTGTAATTGCTGGAATGTAATTGGGCTTGTGCCAATAACAAAAGGCCCTTGCGAATTTTCTTGAAATACTAAACTTGCATTTTGTGTGCCCTGGGTGATTGCAACAACGCCTAAGTAAACAATTTCCGCAGGCTCGTTATAATCACTTGCTCTAGTTAATACCCAGTTAGATGACAGGCTACCGATATTAGTAACAATATAAATACCATTTTGAAATGTCGACACCTGGTCTTTTATTAAAACTCTGTCATTTAAAGCTACAGCCACGCCATCAATACTTAATGCGGTTTGCGCACCTGAGTTTGTAAGTGTAGCTCCAACACCTGCAACGCCATTTGCATAAGTTGCGGTTAATGGTGTAACGGTTGCTAAACGACAACTTGTATAAGTCGTAAAACCTTGAGCAATTAAGATATATTGCAGAATGTCGGCAAGAATATACTTAAGAGTTGTGCCATTAATTGACTGAGAAGTATTTAACGGATTAGTAGCGGGTATTTCAATGTTACCATTTGGTAAACCACCCGCTGTAAGCTGACTAATAGGAATCGACATTTCTCACCTTCTAGTTCTGATAGTTTTGTATCACTTGGAACTCAACTGATGTTCTAGCGCCTGCTGCATCTTGAGTCAATAAACTTACCGTTTGACCCGCATTAACTTGTAATGCCTGTGGGTTAAGTAATGAGCTTGCAGCTGCAAAAGCACCAGCCGGAGCCGCAGCAGTTGTCGTTAAATCAACATATACGTTACCCTCAGACTTTACAATCATAATCCATTTAGGATAGTTATCAGGTACAGTAATGCTTTGTGCAACTCCTGTTGCAAGTAAGCCGTTAAATATATCTGCACTAGGTTGCAAGCCAAAGCCATTAATGCCAGCAACAGTTCCATTTATATCTCTTATAACATTATATTTTGTTGACATGTTGATTCCTTAATTTTGTATGCCAAAACGAGCGTCTGCAACCCATTGCAACGACATACCATTTCCAATTGCGCCTCCGCCACCTGTTCCTGCATACTGAAATGAAAAACCTGAAACACCACTATAAACAGCAGAAATTGCGTTGTCTCCTAACGAAGAATTATAAACGTTATTAATTGTGCCTTGGGTTGAATAGGGAGCTAAATTATATACTCCTGTGCCAGAGTTCCATGTGGGCGCAATTCGTTTAGTTGTTTTGTAAAAACTTGTGGCTCCTGCTGCATTGCCGCCACCGCTGGTTGCGCCAAACTGCGTACTTCCAATAAGCGTTATAGTTCCAGGGTTAGTTGCTAATTCATAACTTTTTTCATAATACTGTTGTAAGCCTGCTAATGTTTCACCAAAACTCATTGCAGCGGGTGCAGTGGCAATATAGCCTTTTTGCAAGCTTATATGCTCAATTTCAATGTTTGAGCTAACCGGCACTTGTGCAAAACTTACTACAATTGCAAAGAACTTAGCACTACTTATGCCTGCAACGGCCGATTCATTCCAACCTGCAAAGCTGTTATTAGACATTGTTGTAGAAAGGGTGAAGTTTGCAGCACCTAACGTGTCTCTAGTAACTTCAATCCATGTGCCATGATTACCACCGCCGCCAACTGTTGGTGCACCAGTTGTGTTATCTATAGCGGACACTAATGTATAGCCTCCAGTTGCTGGATTAGCTGCCATAACCGGCAAAGTCGCATCGACTGTTGTATAATACAAATGTATTTGCCCTCTAAGGGTTCCTGTGCTTACTTTGGCTCTTATCTGAGAACAAACAGGGTTATTCAGTAACTCTTGCGCTTCCCTTGGCCCTAGGTATTGCACAAGTGCTAATGAACTTGGATTTGTTGCTACTGCTAATTTAATTGCGCGGTTATCAACTTGTGAAACAGTGGTGGTATTTACAGTGCTTTGAAACAACAGGGTTTGGTCAGCTACATAAACCGATTTTCCTGGGCTTGTTGGATTATATAAAAAGCCCGCAACACCTTGTGCTTGAAAAGGGTTCATTGCAAAATCCCAGCCCAATGTATAGCTTGGAATTGGCTTATAAGCTAATTGGTCTTTGTAATACCAAAACGTAGCATTGGTTTGTTGTGCGTTTGTCTGTTGTACGTTAGTTACTAATGATGAAGCATTTTGTACTGTTACACCAAAGAAGCTTGTGAAAGTTGTGATTCTTGCTAATGGGACCTCTAATGTAAAATCAACGTAACCTGTTAATGGTGAATCAGTATTACCTGTTTGTGTAATAAATACAGGAGCACCGCCAAAGCCTGCCAATAACTTAAATTGTTGGTTTGTTGATGTAACGCCATTTAATACTTCATAACTTACGGCATTGCTTGATACATAATTGATTTTTATAGTATCTGCTGTGCCGCTATTACTTTTAACAAAAGCTGCAACGCTTAAATATCTTTCATCAAACACTCTTGGGGATTGGTATAATCTTTGCGTAAGTTTTACGTTAGTTACACCCGCCGCAACATCAATTTTTAATGCATATGATGGATTAGTTTGTATCAAAGAAGCATCAACAATTAATTCTTGTGTAAGTTTTATTGTGCCAGCACCTGACCAACTTAACATCCAGCCTGGTGCAATCTCCATTGACCCAACGCCTGCGGCTGTGATTGTAAAGAATGTTTGTCCAGAGTCAGGAACAAAGTTAACTATTGAAAACTCTGGGTTGGTAAATAAGTTTTGTGAGCTTTCAAATACATCGGTAGGGCTAGAGCTTTGTACTAAATTAGGTGGCCATGCAGCTCTTGTAAATTGCAACACAGAGCCTTGTACGCTAGGATTGCCACTCCATACACGTATCCAATATAACTGTACTGTTCCTGGTGCTTGCGGTGTTCCAGTATAAGGGAATAAAAATGGAATTATGTCAGCACCATTAGCATCTTGGAATGTTCCTACAAGTGATAATTGCAATACAGAGCCAAGACTTGTGTAAGTATATGTTTCGGTGGGAGCTGCAACATAAGATTGTTGATAAACATCTTTAGGAACTGTAAACGCAGGGTCACTGAAAAATTCGACATAGCCATTTGCTAGTGGAAATCCAGTGTCCTTGTTAACAAAATATTCCTGCAATGGGAAGCAGGCAACATATAACGGATTTGGTAATGCCATTTTTAGTCCTTTTTTAATACAACATTATGCTATTAGTTCATCGATAATACAATTTTTACTTTATAATTTTATTTAAACAAATACAATTTTGCCGCAACAGTTGCTAAAGTTGTTTTAGCTGCTTTTGTTAATTTTGCATATTTTTGCTTATGTTGCGCTAATTCTCTTCTTGCATTATCTGTTTGTAATTTTAATTGTTTTACATCCATACCAGCTTTACTTGCCCTTTTTTCTGCATCTGCTAAATTGTTTTTATAAGCTTCAAATTGTTGTATATCTTTTTCTAATTGCTCAATCTCTTTTCCAATTTTTGCAAGCTCACTTGATTTTACTTCAATGCCTTTTTGTTTTTTTAATACTATGTTTTTTATATTTTCGTATTGCTCTGACAAATGTTTTCCAAGATTACTGCTTAATTGATTTTTTGCTTTTATTAAATCTTGTATTTGTGTAGCCGTAGCTTTCGCCATAGGTTCACTTAGTTTTTTTTGGCGTGCCATTTGTTTTTCAATGTTTTCAAATTCTTGCAACGTTTCGTGTATTTGATTTACATGAGGGTCAGATTTAACAAAATCGGAATATTCTTCATATTGTCCTTCTTTTGTAAGCTTGTCTAAATTTCTTCCAAATATTTTACCAAGAACGGCTTTTCGATAACCTTCATTGGTTCTAATTAAGTTTCTTAAAAAAGATGCTTCAGGAATACTTTTTGCAGCATGGGTATCACGCAAAACATCAGTAGTTATTCTGCCTTTTTTTTGCGCCTGCCAGTGTTCTGGTCTTGCATAAAAAGGCGCTTTATTATTTGCGAAATATGTATCAGCGTCAGATAGTTTTTCAAGTATACTTGGACTAACTGCATTTAAAACATCACGCAATTTATTGGTTAATAAATTGTATTTTTCTGATGCACTGTCTAAATTTGTACGTTGTACTTCTGTTAATCCGCTTGCTTCTTGCCATGCCTTGCTTGAAAGTTTATAGGCAATTTGTTTTGCTGTTTTGTAAAATGACAATAATTTTTCTGTAGGAATAGTTTTTAAATCTTTAGTTTTTTGAAGCTCAGGAATCAACGCCTGTTCTTCAGAATTTAAAACTTCCACATTATCTGGAAATAATTTTTGTAAAGGCGCAGCCTCTTCTCCAACAGCATTTGCAACTTGCCTGAATTTTTTATATCCGGTGTTTGTGGCAGGTATGCTTTCAGGCTCATCTTCAAGCACATTATTATATTTAGCACTTACTTGATTAGATATTTTGTCATAAATTTTGTTATGCTCTTCTGCTGCTAGTTTATTATAATCAATATTAGGGTCAAAAGATTGTGTTGCATTTTGTATAAACTGTTCTTTTTTTTGATTTAATATTTCTGATTTAGATGTTTCTGGCAGCTCTAATTGTTTCAGCTTTGTTAAGTCTATTGTGATAGGGTCTTTTTCGCCAAATCGTATATCTTTAAACGGTTTATCTGCCTTTATGTCTTCTTGTAATTGTTTTTGTTTTTCTTGTAAATTTTGTAACTGTGTTTTAGCTGTTGCCTCTTTTGCGCCCATGCTTTCAGAAGTTCTGCGCCCTAAACCAACAGGTATTTCTTCTTGTGTTCTTGCTAGATATTTCTCAGCCTCTATTTTAGACCCTTTTGCTGTTTTTAAATCTTCTTCTAACAACCCTAAGCCTTTAGCTAACTTTCTGCCGTAACTTAATTCTTTTGCACCAAACCTACCAACACCAGGCAACGCTTCTGCGCCTGCGCTTAATACCCTTTCTCCACTAATTCTAGGGCCCGGTTGTTTTAGATAACCTGCAATTAATGGCCCAGCTATACCGCCAACTGCCGCGCCTACAGGCCCAAATCTTCCGCCAATTTTAGCGCCTAATAAAGATTCGCCAAAACCTTCTGCGGCTTTAGTTGTGTATCTTCCAAGACCTCTAGCAAATTGTTCACTAGTAGGTGTTGGTATGTCTGCCTCTAAAGGCAAAGATGGTTGGCCAGAAACAAACTCTCTTAAGCCACCCAAAGATTCACGTAACTTTCTTTTTACACCATAACCAAACTCTTCACCAAAACCTGATGGCGCAATATCTTTTTCGCGCTTGCCTGTTATTTTTGGCGCTCCACCTAGTTTTTCAAAAGGGCTTGCGGAAGGCTTTTGCTGTTGCAAGGCTTTTCTAACATCAAGCTCTGTGTAACCCTCTGGCACTTCATATGGTTGTCCATCTATAATGTGAGTAATTGTTTTAGCCATTTACAATCTCCAGCTCACCTTTTGCATTAGGCGTCATCTTAATAGGCTTAGATTTTTTTTGTGTCTGCGCAGTTTTAGCCCCCTGACTAATTTTCTGTGATAAATTTACAGTTTTTTTTGTAGGTACAAATTTTCTTTCTTCTTCTGCAGCTTCTCGCGCTTTTTGTAATTTATCTAAAACCATATTGTTTATTATTCCGAATTTATCTTGCGCATCATTTTGTATTGCTTTATTAATTCGGGATTCATAAGCTTTATATTTTTTTGCTAACATTGGAAACAAGGTTTCTGCTGGTAAATTTGTAGGGCCCAAAGCTTCTCTTAAACTTGACAACACATTTTTAACTTTTGGCGCATTTAACATACCAATTTCACGAGAAGCTGTGCTCGTTAAGAGCTTACCTGCTATCAACCAATTGCTTAATCTGTTAGCTGCTGCTTGGTCTATGTCTTGGTTTTTTATATCATTTTCAATTTGAGCATTTACTTCACCTAGTGTGCCTTGATAGGGTTTTACGCCTTCTGATACATATGGAAATAATTCTTTAAAACCTACAGGGCTAATTTTTTCTTTAACTTGTGTTTCTGTATATTTTGGTACTTCGTATCCTATAAGATTCTTGTTTTCATCATAAATCCAAGTAGCATTAGAAGGAGGTCTTGGTTCATTTCTTATAACGCTTCCACGATTTAATGAATCAATTCTGGCTCTGTAGTCCTTAGCTTTTTGCGAATCTGGCCCAAATTCTTTAACTGCATTTTCCCATTCTTTGTATGATTTGTCGTATTCAGTTTGTGTTTTTTTGTCTTTATTTAACATGTTGTCTAAAGCTTGTTTTGCCATTCTTGCTGATTCTAAATCACCAATAGACATATAATGTTTTAAATCCTCATTAGCTTTTCCAAAAGGACTTTGTGCTTTGAAGTCAGGTGCGGCACCTTGAGCACCACCCAATGATTGTATGGTCGTCTTAGTTGCGCCACTTGGTAAAGTCATAGTGGTAATTTGTCGGTTACGTGGGAAATCATTGTAAGTTTTAATACCTGTTCCCGGTGACATTTCTTCTAGTATTTTTCTGTGCAATGGGCTTTTTATGTAAAGCTCATCTGCTTCAGCATAGCCAGGTTTTACATTGTCAGTGTTAAATCCTGCTTGTTGCAATTGTTGCGCATAAGATACTGGTTGTTCTTGTGCTTGTTGAGGAGCAGGCATTCTTGCCGGCATGCCTTCAGTAAGTTCCATTTCCATAGGTCTTTGTAAATATTCAGGCGCTGCCATTGCCTGTTCTTCAGGTCTTAATTCCATGGCCATCGGACGTTGCCCGGTTAATTGCATTTCCATAGGGCGCTGACTATAACTAGGTTCAAATAAATTTTGTTGTGCTGGCGTATAACCTTGTGCTAACTCAGGAGCTAGCAACATAGACTCTACAGGCATACCAAGTTCCATAGAGCGCTGTGAATATTGAGGCTCAAATAAGTTTGGCTGTAATGGTGTATAACCCTGTGGTTGTTCAGAAGCTAGCATTAGAGAGTCCGCGTATGATTGCGCTGCTTGTTGCTCAGGTGCAATACTGGACAAGTATTCTGGCATGCTTTTGCCTGTTAACATGGCCGCAAACTCTGGCACATAAGGCTCTCTTAATGCGCCTTGCTGAGGTGATTGTTGTTGCACTTGTTGCACTGCTGCATTATGCGCTTGGTCATGGGTTGCCCCCATATTCTTAAAAGCATTGTACGCATCTTTGTACAAGCTTAATTTCATTCTGGCTTGTTCGTTAGCCATGCGTTGATGTTCTTGCGATAAACCAGCACTTGCAAGCTCTGATTCACGCATACGCCCATAATATTGATTAATCAGGCCTTGATGCTGTAAGTTAGCCAGCGCTTGGTCATATGATGTTTTTGCCATAGGTTCAGCATATTTAGCTTTAGCACGGTTAATTGTGTTAGCTAGCTGATTAGATACAAGTTGTTGCGCAAGCAATCTTGGATAGCCTTGTACGTTTTCTACGTTACTGCGAAAACCTTTAATCATGGCTTGGCTTAAATCAGGTACGGCTCCCGCTTCTTCAGCGGTTCCTCTGATTTGCCCAGGAATGCCTGGTAAATTAAATCCTATAGCCATTTGCTAACCTCCCATCATTTTGCCAAAGAAACCACCTAATGGGCCGCCAAATAAAGTACCTAAGCCACCAAACAGTTGACCCATGCCTTTGCCTCGTTGTTGGTTGCGCATAGATTTTTCTAATGCACCATATTGTGCTTGTTGCCCAAGTAAGCTGCCTAACATATTGCCGTAGCCCGTGCTTGCGTCATAGCCCATCTGATTAATATTACCCAACCCTTGTAAGCCTGTGCCGTATAATCCCATCATGCGACTCATGTAATCGCCAAAATCTTTTTGCGCTAAGCCTCCTGCAACGTCCGCAGACTGTAATTGTGCTTGAGGTGTGCCTAACATACCACCTGCTGCTGCTTGATTGCCTACAGCGCCCATAGCTTGTTTTAACGCCTGTTGAAACCCAGGGCTTTGTTGATAGCCACCAGCAAGCTTGTTGTAAACATCGCCAGTTGAACCTGTGAGTTGGCCATATTGACCCATCAACTGACCAAGAGCATTTTGCCCAGCTCCCATATAAGGCTGGTAATATGGTTGCATTGCGCCCGGTATTTGATTCAAATACTTATTTGCTTCTCTTGATATACCAGAGCTTGGGCCAAATAAGTTATATAAACCACCACCAATGCCAGCGGCTCCCGCACCATATCCAAGCATACTTAGTAAATTGTTCATTTGTCCGTCTGACATTGTGTTTTGCGCCATAATAATTCCTTAAGGTGTGTACGGTATTACTTTAAATACAGGGTTGCCGCCTATGTTTATTGCAACTTTAACTTGGTTAACTGTTGTGTCATATACCATTGTGCCATACGCGCAAGTTTTTCGCCCTTGGCCGTCAACATTATTTTGTATTGTTGTAATTTCGGCACTTGTTAAGCTTGGCAACACAAGTCCTTCGTTACCCATTAGTCGTTGTAAATTAGCTAACAAAACTTGACGAAAGGTTAATTCGTCATCAGTGGGAAAGCCTTTTTCATCTACAATTCTTCCCATGGGTAAATTTGGTATACGTGTTACACTTCTATCACTTACGGTTGTCATTGATATATCTCCAGGATTCCGTCAGTGCAAACAAAACGGCCAAAACCGCTAAATCGTAGTTGAAATGTAGCATCGTTCACTATTCCTAAACGCTGGTATATAAAACGTGACTTTCTTTTGCCAGTCGGGTTCATATTTAAACGCCAGCTAGAGCCAAATGTTTCTCCGCCATCACGAGATATACTTAAATCTACAGCTTCACTATAATTAACAACGTATTCTGTTTGCGTTGCATTTGCTTCAACACCAATTGGATTACCTAGTTCTGTGGTAATCTCAACATAAGATTCTGTTGCAATGATTTGACTTAATGTATTAGTGCTAACAGGTATTAAGGTTTTAATGTTTTGTTGGCCGTTTTCTATAGTAAACCCTAGGCTTTTAGCAACAAAATATCTTTGGCTTGGTAGTCTTATTGGTGGTGTTATGCGTATGCGTGGTATTTCTTTGGCAATAGCAGTTTCACCAGTACCATATTTGGCATCAGTATATTGAGTACCAAAACGATAAACGTCACCGCCATCTAAAGACACAAAGTAATAATCATTTTTAAAGAACACGACTTGTCTTGCTATATGATAATCAAGGTTTTCATCGCTTACATTAAAGAATAGGCCGGTATTAAAGTCATACGCGTAGCTTATATTGTCATCAAGAAATGTAAACTGATAAATAATGTGTCCATCTTGTCGAAACAAAAATCCAGTGCAATTTTCTGGGTTTGTAAGATTTGAAAGCACATAGTCAATACCATCCGTTGATATGCTTTTTGTTGTGCTGCCAGTTGCGTACATAATGACAGGCCCTGACTGCTCATTTACACCTAGCCAAACAATCATGTTATCCAGTTCAGCTATACTTGAAGCATTTAAACAACCATAGTCAATATTGTAGGTTGTGCCACGTTGATAAGGAAATAGTGCAGCCCCTACATCTTGCCAACTTTCAGCAACGTTTGTACCCATAACAATTAAGTTATTACCGCCTCCCGGGATAGGCACTGCGGCTTTTGTAGTTGTAGGTTTAGTTTGTATAGAACCAATTTGCGCAGGCTTGGCAGGCCCTGTATTTGGCCAGTCTAAAGCATCATTAAATCCTGATAGAACCCAATAAAATGTACCTTCACATGCAATAATAAGTCTGCCGTTTTGAAAAGACACGTAACCAGGGCTTTTATATATTGTGTAATCAAATTGAGCGTTTGTCAGTTTATTAAAAGCGCCTGTACTCCAGTTGTAAACATATACATACACCCTATCTGTAATACATACCTGGGCGCTATTGTTTTCAGCTATATATACATCTCCCTCAGATGTGTCTAATGATGCTATATATTGCGAATACAATGTTCCATTACTGGCTTGCTGTACTTTGTAGACATTTCCACCAATAACACAAACCATAAGGTCGCCATTAAATGTTGTATATATGCCTCTGCCTTTTTGGTTAGAATTCAATATTAATGCGGTTTCATAACCTGCATAAGGAACCAAAAAATTATCACTAACGATGAAATTCCAAGTCTGTGAATTGTTAATTTTAGCAAAGCGACCAAAGTTAGAGCCGCCTACTATTTGCAACGGTATTTCTTGTACTTGTTGTATGGCATTTGGTGCAGGCATAATACTCTCTTATAGTGTAATAACAACACAATATGATTAAAAAGGAAAATAACCTTTACTGAGATTAATGGCTTGCCAATCCCAAGGCGATTGCCCTGAAAAAAATGTTGTTCTGGTAAGCGATAAATCTGGAGGACTAACATCCAATATAACGTCTTCCATTTCTTTTAATTTTGCTTTTGATTCATCAGGGAACGTTGCGCCATAATCAGAGCAAATATATTGAGCTAATTGGTATCTTAAAAATTCAATATAAAATTCATCATAAATTGTGCTTAAATCTGTATCCAGGGTAACGTTGGTTAATCCAAATTTACCACTTAGTTTTAATACATAATTACCTTGAGGTAAAAAGTATAGAAATATTCTTGAGCCACCCTTTTCGCGTTCTACGCGGTAAGAAAAAGGTAAGGACTGTATGCTATCAACACGTGCTGTAGCGAAAAATTGCTTACGTGTAAGTTCAGTCATTGGGTAACGAACATCACCTATATTGTATGTCATGGCATCAACATAAAGCAGTCTTTCGATAAAGTACTCGCCAACACCAGCTGTTAACGTTAACGTATCACGTTTGAAGTATGGTATCTCACGCAAGTCTGTGCTTTTAAATTGTAATAAAGCATTAAGGAGAAACAAACCATCCTCGATTTGCTCTCCTGATACTTCTTGTAATTGCCTACTAACTATCTGAGACAGATAATACGCTCTTGTAATCAACATTCTAGCCGTATAAGCCATATTATCTATCTCCTATATTTTAGATTGCGAACTGGTAGCCACCAACGCTAACCGCAGCAGCAGCGCCGGCATTACTTACTTTGTAATTAACTTTTGGTAAACCAGATGCTAAGGTTGCCATAACTAAACTTTGACTTGATACAATTACAGCATTTACTTGACCTGTAATGGTAACAGCGTCACCAGTTCCAGCGGCAGGTTGTAATTTCAAGGTTTGGCTTGCAGCACTTGGGGTTAAGGCTGAGTCAACAAATACAGGGGTATTTGCAACAGCAGGAACCAAAGCACTTAAGTCAATAGCGGTGTAAGAGGTTGCGTTACCAGCAGTAATAGCGGTAGCTTGTGGTGCGTCATACATAAAGGTGCGTAAAGATGACTTGTCATCAGTCCAATAACCTTTTAAGAATGTAGAGCCAGCACCTGTTGCAACATAACCAATTACAGCATACGCATCATAGCCATAAGGCATTAAAGGTGTGCTAGATAATGAAATCATAGCGCCAGGTACATAGCCACTTGAAGTCCCAGCAATTAAGTAAACATAATATAATTTACTAGCTGCTAAAGAACCAGTGTCTAAGCCATTTAAGCCGTTTACTGCGGCATTGATGGTTACACTTGCATCTAAATTTAACTGAAATGTTTTGCTAGAATCTAAAACACTACCAGCAGCCACATCTAATTTAGTATTAGGTGTTGTTGCATTGTTGCTTAATCCCAAGCCATAAGCGTATGGGAATAAAGCCTGATTAAATGATTTGTATACAGTCATAATTT